CTTATGTACAAGAGCGAAAAGCTCATAGGGAAAATTTTGAAACCCTTTTACCTCACACCCGCTCTCACACCGCGATATTAAAATTGTCTGTTGTTCGCCACCGCGAACAACATATATTTTACAATATCACTGTCCGCATCCCGCGGCTCGGGCATCGACCACCCGAGTTGTTTTTACTTTGAAAAACAATCAAAAAGTCAGTTGGGAGAAGAGCGAGACATCATCAAGTATCGGCCTCCCAACAAGCTCACGCCACACGACCCACACTCCCAAACTAAACGTCACGCACATCACACCCCACACTGCGATTGCGGCAACAGTCCTCGCCTTGACACGATGACTTGGAGCCTCTCTCAACCCAATCACAACGGGCGAGAATTGGAGCGACGTTGGCCCGGAACGCCGCACAAAAGGCTGGATCGGTCGTTTCGTGGGAAAGCTCAAAAGCCTGCCTCGCTCCAACATACAGCCACACACCCACAACCACAAAGCCCACAACAAACGAAAAACAAAACCTCTCCATTTAACCCGCATACTTGATGGCCGGCACCCTCCTAAACCTTACAGGAGCGATATCGGGGCCACCAGCATAGAAAAGCGGACCATTATCAACCACCCCAGTTGAAAAACTCAGGGCGTTGAAGCGCATTTCTTGCGTATACACCTGAGGAGAGCTAGAGGTAGGAACAATCACGCGATTACACCAATACTTGCGGTCTGAGTAGTATGGGACCAGGAACTCCGCTCCCTTATCCCCCACCAAGCTCGGCTCTATCGCACAGCACGTAGTGAGACTCGTGTAGTTATTCAACCCCTCATTCAACCATCCACTCACATCCACATGACCATCCTGATAAGTGGTGTAGGTGGCCGCCACAAACTGGGAGGTGATTGGCATCAACTTATACCGCACTGACCCCCGCACTCCAACAAACATGCCCGCGTAGTGGGAGAACCAAGACCACGTGGGCGTGTCAAGCGGATGCAACGTTTGCAACCACACATATGTCCCCCCTCCGCCCGGTATCGCCTTCCGAACGGGCCAAAAATGGGGAAATGTTGGAGTTTGTCCCTGATGGCTCCCATCAAAACGGATAATCTGGGAGAACTTCTGCATCAACGGGCGGACACTGGAGAAATCCTCACCCCATGCAAGGGCATCAATCGGATAGCGGTCCAAATCCCCACTCCCGACAAGATTGACTTTTTTAATGCCCTCTTCATCATCATCTCCAATTCCCCCCTGAAGTAGATACATCGTGCCGAAATCCCCTCGGAACGTAGCATCATGGTTCCACACCAAATAACGCGGAACACCAAACCGCATGTCAGGGCAAGCACGAGCAAACACGAGCACATCAACCGTATTGCCGCTCGTGGACGGGGTTTGCAGGGTAGAATGAACTAGTATACGCACAACACCGTTCAACTGCTCTGTGTCACCATACGGTACAGACACCCCAACCAAATCCATCTGCTTGCAAGGCGAGGTGCTCGCATAATTAACCCTCACCTGCAGAACATCATCTACAGTAGTGTCAAAAATTACGTTGGATAGGCGATTCGTCAAATCCCCAGAGAGCCCATCCGATACAATAGGGTCCCAAACCACCTGCAGGGCCCCCCGGTGGTAGGGAGACGTTGGAACAAAAATCATGTACTCCATTGACCCTCTCCACCTCTGGAAAGGGAGTCCGACGTACGCGCACGTCGATGGATAGCGCACTCCAAGCACTGATGCGCAAATTCCCGGAGTCACCGGAATATCCATTAGATTTGTACCCACAGCGGAACTAGTGGTCCACGACGACTTTCCAATCAGCGTCCATCGCGCAAAAAGGTCAGCAAAAGTTGTGGGATCACCTTCTATCCCTCCTCCAATTCGTGGATCAATCGACGTGGCATTCGTCTGGGACAACGCAACAACAGTCCCCTGGTCTTCCCCATCCATATTCGCAATGTTAGAGAAAACCTTCCCGACCACCTTCACGGGAGGAGTCACATCAGTATCCCTCGTAAACCCAAACATATCCGCAATTTGCGAAGCAATCCCAGCACCCACAGCAATAGGACCCGCAAAGGGGGCAAGAGCGGGAACAGCTGCTCCAATCACCCCCGCAGCTTGACCGATCTTCGACGCAAAACCGGACAACTTTCCGGGCGCACGGATTGCCCCGGATCCGCTGGATCCACCACCCCCAGTAGTAATGGACACCCCCGCTGACTTGATCTTCCCACCCTTCGCTTGGAATCGCGGCAAGGACAGCTCATATCCCGGCAAAAAACGAGCATATAACTTGTAGGTCGCCGACACCGCATCTGCCGTCAAGCAATTTCGAATAGGCGACCACGCCCAGAGGTTTAACCTCCACATAACCTCTCCGGTCGGAATCCGAGTGTCAGTCAAGTCAATAGCATCAAACGGGTAAACGAACGGCAATTCCATCTTCACCGTGGTCGCCAAAGAAACATTCACAACACCGTGAATATCCTGGGTCGCAGTATACGGATTATCAGCCGCCGCATCATCTGCAACAACATCCCCTGGTCCCGCCACCATCGCTCCCCCATCACACACCGCACTCATACAATACGCACCGTAAGCGTTAGACGGAGGAGAAACCACCAACGTAACCTCCACATCTCCACGAAAGCGCGCATACCCTTTTATCTTCGATATAATTAAGGGATCCGTGAGGAGGGAATCCCACGGATTAATTGAAGTGCCGAAAATGTTCGCCCAAGCCACATCAGAGGAGGTAATCACACCCGTGTGTATCAAAACATTCCGCGTTAGGACATCATCCAACGGAACAGGGAAATTCCCCCCTACGGTCTGCACCATCTCTTTGCTCACGTCCCCCGACTTCACTTCCTCCCTCGAAATCACCATCTCGCCAATTGAGGCGCTCGAGTTCGTCTGCAGTGAAACTTCGTTCACTGTTGTACCTGTCGATTCTGAATTCATCATTTTTCTTCTCCCTTCCGCCGCAGCACGATATGGACAACACCCAATCCCGTACGCGGCACCACCATCGGTGGGGACCAGACCGACACTCCGGTTCTTCCATCTCAAAAACAACGTCAACCAACATTTGTGATGAAGCTATCCGACAGGAATTCCTCCATAAAACCGTCGAAAGTCCCCAGACGGAGAAACGCATTCTCCAAGCAGCCCATCTTGGTGGCTGCAACCACGCACTTTGCTCGCAAATGCTCATACTCCTCCCGTCCATGGAGGAACGCCTCCCGGCACGCGTTGGACATCAATATACACGAGTGATCAACCTCTGACACCTCCGAGGAACGAACCGCAACAGTGAGCATCTTGACAATACTCTTGAAATCCAACGGAGCCATCCATACCGGGCCTAGACGAGTTTCTACCAACCGAAAACTCCTCTTGAAAAAGGTCGCGCTCTCCACTGTGCCATATTGCGAAGGTAATCCCGTCTTCTGAGCATCCGTCAACACATGGCCAACCTCAGCCATAAAGCGCGCCAACACCAAAGTGTCACACACCCGAAACTCATGGGCGGTGTTTGCAATGTTGTCATCCCCGCCGGTCCACAAAGCGACGGCATTCCTAAAAGGAACTTCTCGAATCAGGCCCTCCATCTGCGCCCGGCGAAACGCATACCGGTACGTCATAGAATTCCCTGGACTGTTATCCGCAAAGGTGAGGAATCCTCCAGACGCATTACCAAAGCATATAAAGAACACATCATTCTTAATCACTCGGGTTGTATACGTCAGCCCTACAGTTAGGAAGAACACAATTTTTTGCTCCTCCTCGGAGTACCCCGCCAATTTCGCCATTCGGGTCCACATCACCGCAATCCACAGGCGTTGAACGGTACATTGCCGCACGTCGTAGTTCTCGTAATCATTCGCGGTAAACCCGTCCGTCCCAAACCGTTGCATGCTTCTTATGACCTCGTCTAGCTGCCTAGAGGTAATGTTGAAGCCACACGCCGACTCGAAAAAAGTGGGATGTTGTTGCATGAAGAGGACCAGCGGAGCCACATACTTCTTCACGAGAGCATTATACGCCACAGCTACCGTGTTGAAGACCCGGATCTTGTGAGCCGCTTGCTTCTTAGCCGAAATAGGCTCGTCCTTCAGCGAATGCCAGCACAGAGGAGAGTAAACATAACCCTCCTTGATCGTCTCCAATATCTGATCGTTGTAGTACTTCAAAGCCACGTTCATCTCAACGACCTGAGCATTCTTATCCACCTTCACCAACTTCGTCTTCTGCACGAAAAAGGGGGTTCCCACCGACGTTTTCATGTTCATGGGTTTAATGCCGGTACCGTCAATCCCGGCCCACACCTCATAATCCGTGAGAGGGCGCAACTGATCCCACCCGGGTAGCCTCTCCATTCCCGACACATAATCGGAATAGGCCCACTTCCACGCCGCTAAGTTCCCTTGACAGTTGCGCATGCTAGCTAAATTCACGACATACGGATCTACCCAGCGCGCACCGGCCCCAGTTTCGGATCCACCCTCCATAGATCCCTTGAAGTTTGGTTTCTGGAAGATCGGAACCTCACCAAACACCTCTTCATACTCGCGGAACTCATCAGCCATAGGAGTCCGAAACACCTTGCTCTTCATCCCTCCCAGCGGTTGGGGAGGGTCAATAGTGCCAAGGACTTCCATCGGAGGGATATCACCGTAGGTCAACGCAGCACCAAGTGACGACTTAGGGGGAAGCTCAGTTAACTTCACGTCCACGGCGTTATAATTCGCCTGGCTAGACTGGAGCCGAACACCTTTGATAGGGAACGGTAAATCTTTGCTCAGGAAATCTGCCACAGGATCCAACTCCAATCGAACGATCTCCTCTCCACGATAGACGGTCCCTCCGTTATAATTAGAGACCTCGATGGCATGGAGACCTACGATAAACGCCCACGCTCCTGCCACACCAACCATAGGAGTGGCGCAGTCACCGTCGTACGTCCGCACCCCCTTGTACTCAATCGACGTGTTCGCGGTGGAGTAGAGTTCATAAGCGGTGGCGAATTTTAGCTGTTTCGCCGCTTGTATCGCGGAAGTACACAGAAACCCCTCGTCAAAGGACTGCACAACACGCGACATACTGGTCTCCGGAACATATCGACGAATTCCATCCTCAATAGGGGGCAGCTGGGGAATGTAAAGAAGCACGATATCTCGGTTGGGCACGACAGCTGCCGTCACCACGTCACCGACAAAAATCGCGTCGAACTGCACGTCCGGGGTTGGAGCTAGCCCCGGAGACCAACAATTAAAATTCCGATCAATCACCTCCCCACGCACATTGGCCTTCGGACTCGAAAGGAAGAAGTGGCGCATCGTCACCCACACAAACCCCGAATAGTGGACTAAACGCATTCGCCGAACACTCAGCCCATCCTCCGTTTTGCAGCAAATCTCCCGCACTTTTGAGGTTGCGAAACGAGCAATATCCATCTTGCCCACCGTCTCAGGCCAAGCTAGGAACTGCGCGCGCTCGACTGGAGCGCGGGCGTATCGCACCTCCTTATTGTTAAATTCGAATGGGGGACGTGGTGGCTCAGCAGAAACGTACGCCTGGAACTTCTGCTTTAACTCGTTCTCTACTGAGGGGGTGGAATAATGACGAACCAACAAACCAATCCCAACAATCACAACACCAGCCGCCGCACAAAAAGCCTTGATCTTCGTCTCCGGCAATACATCAACACGCCGCACCGCTTCAATCGCACGCATCCTCAACCGAAACTCATCCGCTTTCAACACGAGCAATCGATCCTCCACCAGTTGGAAAATCCCTCCAAACCACGCACGCACCGGTCGAACAAAACGGAACGCCATCTCCGCCTTGACGATCTCGTAGGCTAATCGGACTTTGTTCCCTGCCGACATCGAGAACCCACCTTGAAGAGCCTCATGACACGTCTGTCCATCCGGATGAAGGGAGTTCCGCAGGTGACAAAAAGGACACACAGGCTCCCCAACAAACGTGACGGCATCCTCTATCTGTCCATCGATGTGCTTGTTAAACGACTTCGCTAGATGGTTCAAAAACTCATGCCTCTCATGAAATTCGTATTCCAATCGGTAAGGCAATGAGGTAAACCGTTGATGCGGACGAAATTGCGAGTCGTCATACTTGTACACCTTGAAGATCCAGTAATTGTTATGGAAGTTGGGATGCTTTGCGGAAATCTCAGGGACACCGCTCGACGCCACCCGAGCTTCCTGCTCTTGCCACCACGCCTGCACTTGCTTGGAAACCACCGCTTCCAGCTCATCCTCAGGAAGAAGCGCGCCCATCTTCGTCGCGTACTCCGGCTTAACAACGATCTCCACGTACATCCGAAATCGCCGCCAAAAAGTCAGAGGAAGCATAGTTCTCCCCTCAAGATTAGCAAAGCGGTAATTAGACGTGAAAACCGCCGCGAGAAAATTCGCGAACTTCTTCCCCTTCGCGCTGACATCCGCTTGTTCGAGTTCCGTGCTCTTGGTATTAATCAGATTAATGACGTGTTGGACGTGGGTACGCACCCCAGCAGCCACCGGAGCTACTGTCTGGTCAATATCATCAAAGACCAACCCCCACTGGTTTTCAAACGTGTCGTAGAAGTTCGCATCTTCAACGACCGTGAAAATACTGTCCGCACCAGTCGGTAAACCTCGAGAATTCCCCATCGCTTCAAAGAGAACGGAAGTCATCCTACTCTTCCCCGTACCGGGCTCCCCATAGAAGAACAGACCAAATGGTTGCTTCCTTCCTTGACCATTAGCCTTATTATTCTCAAGCGAGTGGATCTCAGCGCGCAAGCGATCAGTGAGCCGCGAAATGGTTTGCATTTGTGAAAGAGCATTTATTGAAGCCAGGTACGCCGTATGTCCTTTAGCTTCACCAACAAGCTCCCTCATAAAGGCCGCCCTCTCAGCCGGAGTTAACGGAGCGGAAATTCTCGGAGGAATTAAGCCTTGGCGCTTCATATTCTCAAAAATCCGCCCAACATTTTCACGCCCACGGTCCGCACGCACAGCGACGAGATCTAAGACGCAGTAGGCCGTCTCAACCCAATCGGACGCACTCCGATTAGTAAAAAGATCCCTCCAATTTCCGGAGAGCCAAGCCGCCTGCACTCCTTCCACACACGCCTGCACAAACTTGAGGAACCGCTTAAAAAGGGTGTCAATGGTCATCTTATCGGCAAGATTCGCCTCCAGTTTTCTCTTCCATCTCCACACCACAGACTCATCACCCCCAACACCAGACAACGTGAACACGGACATAATCGAAAAAGACGAGAGAAAATCCCACAACAAACACAACACACTCGACTTCTTGACCGCATCAGCAAACGGGATACCAAACAAAAGCATCCCAGGAGTCTCCTCTACTCCTTCAGATCCACTCCCTTGCAATCGCTCGGAAACCAGTCTCTCCTTAAGCATGGTGAACATCTCACTAGCTCTCTTAGAGAACCAATCTGGTATCGCACGGTTACAATTGGTATAGAGAATCCCCATTTGGGCCAACACATTCTTCCACGTACAACACTCAGACAATGACATCAGGGAGAAGAATAAAGTCGCAACCATCTTTGCTAGATCGGTAGGGCCACCGAGCTGGGCAATCAATTTCGCTTGATCAGGAAAGACACTAGCGAACACATCGGGAAGGTTGACTTCAATGGGAACTCGCGCTTGGGATACGTGGACCGTGACATTCCCTGGCCGGGGAACAGTAGCAGGAGAAGAGCCCGCATTTCCCTGAAACCTCTCCACGGGAAGACGTGCTCCCTTGCTCAAATCATAAAACCGAACACGCAACTTATTCAACTCGCACAACTCCGCACCTTGATCACACGCACGCACCCACTGGGAATACGTCAACCGCAATTGCTCAACACGACGAGGATCACGCACACAACGACACAAAAAATCCAGCGTATCAACGGACGACACAGTACCAACGGTAGTGGGAAGGACTGTAGTCGGAGGAAAGTAATCAAGAAGTGGGGAAGGGTCTGGCGCGGAATATCCCTTCCAATTCAAATTCTGCCTCCACACATGGGCATTAGCGACGAGCGCCTCAAGCTCCTTCACATGGGCATGGCTCCAAATTGACGGATGGTTTAAAA